TTAAAAACTTTAGATGCATAAGGATAAGTCTTTTCCTGAGCAACAAATACAAACTCCTGAACATCATATCCAGCCTTTCGCATACCTCTTCTATACCAAGATGCCTGCATATCATATCCATACTTCTTGACTGACCTAGCAAACATATAAGGTTCACATGATTGAGTAGTCTTATAGTCTATGACCACAATGCTGTTCTCAGTGTCACGAGTAATCAGAGGGTCACATATAGCATCAGGTCTACACTTACAAAGCACATCATCTTCATACCAGTAAAAACTTGCTTCAGCTATCTTGCCCTTAGCATTAAGATAAGCATTACCCTCATAAACCATATTGTCCCTCATGCCTTTTATAGTCTCTAGGTCAGCTTCCTTGATTACAGTCATGCCCTTCTCTTCACATTCTATCTTCTGCTCCTTGTATGCCTTTGTATATGGAGAACCTTCTAAGACTGTTATCTCTTTATTAAAAGCATCTTCTCCCTCAACAAGCATAGAGTGTGCAGCAGTTCCAAAGGTCATAGCTGGTGTAGTCTCTTGCTTATGTTCTAATGCATGGAGCTGTGACTCACCAAACCTTCTAATAAAACTACTACTAATACCTACATTGGCGTGATACTCCTCATTAGGTATATCTTTATAAATCAATGCATCCCAACGTTTTTCTGATTCAAAGTTTTTTAGTTCTTCTATCTTCATCTTTGCTCACCCATTAAATAAGCAATCTCAGTTAATGAATCTCTGACAATATATTCCCTGTTTGCTGTTTGTACTTTGTTCTCACCAGTCAGGTAGTCTTTGTAGTAACCCCTGATTTGTCTCTTAGTTAATATTAAAGGCTTAACCCTTCCCACTTCATTTAATGTTATTTCTCTCATTTGTCTTTGTCCTTAAGTATTAAAGCAGTTGCATAAAGGCAAACTGACATAAACATTAATACTGGTATTATTTGCAAGTCCATTATTCACTCCCCTTTTTGTTTGATTTACGAATCTTGTAAATCGTTTTTATGTAATCAATTTCTGTTTGCATGTTTTCCCAAATCTCATCTTTAACTTCTTGCCTTATAGTTGAATCAACAACAGTTACTAATTCAAACTCAGACTTCTTAGGAAACCACCATTGATGATTCAATGATTTGTAAGCTGGAGATGGTTCACCTATGTCTTTCCATCTCCATTGAATAGCACCATGTTTGGTGTTGCACATTAGTTTCATTACTTACTCCCTTCTAAATAAGCATCTACTATTCTTTCAAAGAACTTAGAAGACCATTGTGTGTAAAATACTGATTTCAATAACTCATAATGCTCACCCTCTTTTCTTATTAGAGCATCATGGAATTTAGGATTCTGATTAACAACCTTAGCTAATCTTTTTACATAGTTAGCTTTGGTTGTTTGATTTCCTCTACCTCTTTTCCCTACTCCTATCATTACTTACTCCCCATAGTTAATTGGACTTCATGTCCTTGCTTGATTAATCTTGCCTTCTTTTTTCTCATGACTGTTAAGTCACTAGTCTTAGTTGCCAGTGCCCAACCAAAGTTAGGCACATTTACTTTTAGTGTGTATCTAGTCATTAGATTGCTCTTCTAAATCAAAAATTATTCTTGATATATCACTATTAACAAAATTATGTAATGCGGTGCTTCTTAACTTTACACCTCTTGAATCACACTCATATCCTAACTGACTGAGGATTGACCATGCTCTATGTGCATCATTAATCATTTTTTGTGTTACTTTTTTCTTTGTCATGTTATTTAACTCCTTAATTTTATTTAACATACACCCATTATACATAAATATATATAAATGTGTAAAAAAATATTAATTTATTTTTTCAGGCTATCTATCTCAGCTTTGCACTCTTTCATAGTGTTGCAAGTAATGCTGTTGACCCTCATGGATAAGATAAGACTTTGTATTTGCTCATTAATCTTTCTGTTGTATTCATGGTCTTGCTCAGTGTAAGTACACTCAGAACAGAAGCACTCATTACCATGAAAAGGTCTAGTTATCTTCTGCTTCTCTAGCTCACTTCTTTTGTTAAGAAACTCCTCTTGTGGTTTAGCAGTCCATAGTGTCATCCTACCATTCTCATCAAAGTCCTTCTCTATCTTGTAGCCTTTGTATTTATATGCTTTATCCCATCTCATGTTATTAACTCCTTAATTTTAAAAACATAAGTAAGATTATATATATAAATATATAAAGAGCAAGAATTAAATTATAGGATTTAGAACAGGAACTGCACTTAGGGTATCAAGAGATTCTTGAAGTGAATCTAATTCCATAGTGTCAGTGATAATCTTCTTATCAAAGGTGAAGTAGTTTTGTGAGGATGTATTGGATTTAAACATGATTCTCTTTTGACTATCAAAGAAGAATACAAAGGCTAGAATATCGCAAGTATAGTTCTTGTAAGTATCAGACATTGCTCTTGAGTTCTCAGCAGCAAAGACAAACTTCTTTTCTTTGGTAGCTCTTCTACTTTTAACTTGCACTGTATATATAGCGTTACCAAACTCTACGATTAAATCTGCTGGATGTTTTTCTTGGGTTGGAAAGCAGAAGTCTGCATATTCCAGTAGGAATGTTTGTACTAGGGATTCACCCAAAGCACCTAGTCTTGAATTAGCCTGATGTTGGTCTGATGTCTTTCTTGGCATTTTGACACAAGGCTAATTGCCTCGAATTGTAAGCTGCTCTGTTAGGTGTTTGTGTTGCATACTTACTTCTAAGTATTTCCTCTGATGCTTCTAGCCAGCACTCCATTTCCATAAGTGCTCTTGTATGTCTAAAAGCCATCCATCCTGTTATGCCCATTTGAAAGGTGCAATCAACACAAACCATTTGTGCAAGTTCAGGGAAACTTCTCCAAACATGCCAGTGCTTGTCTAAGCTATCTATGACTCTTTTAATATCATTATCAAGTAGATACATAGCCTCATCTTCTGATATTCCATTCTTGTCTAAGCAACGACCTACGCCTATTGTTTTATATCCAAGACTATCATCATAAACATGACAAACCAAGCCTTCATGCTTGACCAACATTTCTTTTATTTTATCCATATTATTTTGTGTGTACGCCTTTTGTTTTCTCAAAGGTTCTAAGTGATGACATCCCAAGAAGGGACAGAAGGATTGTAGTAAGTTGTGAAAAATCAAACTCAAGAGCTTCAAGTTTTAAATCAACTCCATTGGCAACAGCTAACCAAGTTGCAATAGGCAATATACAATAATGTACAGCCAAACTAAATGAACAAATCCATAGGATAGATGGTCTTGCTCCTGATACAAACCAGTTCCTGTTTTTGGCTTCTTCAGAATTGAGAGCAATTTGTGCTTTATCCAAAGATATAAGTTCTTTTTGTAGGTCATGTGATAGTTGTTCTTTTAAGTCTTTATCTTGAACAAATTTGTCCAAGACATTGTTTGCCACTTCGGCTATTTTTGTAATACTCATATATTAAATTATATAATCTTTAAGAAGAATCAATAGCATTGATATTACTATTGTTGTAAGACCACCCTTAATCCAGTTATTTAAACCATTGATGTCATCATCTAATTTTTCAAAGTGTTTAAATGCTGTAGTCCACCTTTCTGCACATTGTGTCTCATGTACTTGTAAAGATGCATGAACTTCTTGGGCAGTCTTTCTAGGCATTATTCTTCCTCTACAACCTCAGCTACATCTTCAACATTGACAGCTCTATCAAATGACTCAATACAAATGTTTTTATATTCATTTGTGATTACATAGTCATCATAGGCCTCTTGAAGTCTAGCTAATTTCTTACCAGCTACATTTAGCTTTGCAGCTATAGCCATTTGGTCTTCATTCAAGTCAGCAGCTCTGTATTCAGTGCCATTAAATGTAATGATTACTGGTTCTTGGTTTTCCATCTTATTTTCTTCGTTACTCATTAGTCTCTCCTATAAGTTTATTAAAATTAAATTATATACTAAGACTCTAAAGTTTTAGTAATTGAAGTAGGATTTTTTTGACTTTCTATTTGTGCATCTAATCCTGCTTCTAAGCTAGCCACTTCTTCTTCACCCATAGCATTTAAAACCCATCCCTTAACAACTTCTGATGTTAGTTCATCAAAAGGAACAAAGTCACCTATATCTGATGTGCTTAAAGTTTGTGTGCCATAAGTTGTTGCAGAATACTCTTCATCTACTTTGGTTACACGCCAATGTACGTTGTAAACAACATCACTATTGCTTTCATATTCTGGATAAACATCCACTGTATTTACATTCCAATCCATTCTTATTCTCCTTTATTAATTTTAAAATTAAGTGCTAGTAAATCAATGTAACTAAA